GCAGAGCGGATGTCAGGGAAGTTCTCGTACGCAGCCAGTAGCTCCATACGTATTTCTTCCAACGCGCAGTCAATCAGAGACTCAGTCTCGTTCGTCATTCTTAATCCTCTTCAGAGTGCCGTACCCTATACCATGCACCTGTACACAAGACAGGTACTTGGGGTGCCGTTCAGTCCAGTAACAAGCTACGTGGGTTTCCTCATCAAAGTGACGATGCACCACCACCGGGCGCTCAAGCGCATCCTCCAAGGTGGTAGTCTCCTTGGCGTTGACTGCATCAACAAACAGTATCGCCGTCACAAGGATTCCAATCGCAAAAAGCACTGCTATAAATATTGATCTCATGATTACTCCCATACTCCGTCTGCGATCCCATACTCAGGCAGGATCATGTCTTCGGGTGTCAGCCACAGCTCTTCTATTTTGGTAGGTAGCTGTCTTCTCCAGTAGTCTCTATTCTTGTTCGTATGCTCGGCCATGCACGCAGCCCAGCGGTCCCAGCATACTCTGACCGCTTTGATCTGAGCCTCGGCTGTGCTAAGGTTCTCGTCTGTGTTGTATCCTCCGCTAACTTGATGTGCCATGAACAAACAGTTCCTTGATACGAGGCGTCTGTCTCCTGATACTAGCAACAGGCCAGCAGCGGAGCACACCTCCCCGATCCCGACGGTCACGATCTCGTTGTCGCATGCCCGTATCGCATCGTACATAGCGAACATATCTGATACCGAACCGCCTTGGCTGTTGATCATAATGGTGATCTTACCCTCAGTGAGGGATAGATACGACAGGCTCATGATGACGTTCTCAGCCATGTCTCCGCTGATGTCATCGAAGACGTAGATGACACGGTTGTCGATGTCAAGCCCACGGTCGAACGTCATGTTCAACTTAGCCAGCTTGATCTCTTCGGCGTGCTTGGCCCCTTCTATCTCAGCCTTAGTTGCCAATGGATGTTACCCCCTTGTTCTTTACTACATGGACCCGGTTGGGTACTAGATTGACTAAGCTATCCTCATTGGATATGAGCAGAATAGTTGACTTACCACTCAGATGTTGGGTGACAAACGTGATGATACGCTCGCAGTTCTCAGGGCTCTGGTACAGGAAGGGCTCATCGAGGATCATGAACGACGACGCACCATCCGCCTGCATAGCTGCCAGATCTGACAGCGCCATGCCTACTGCGAAGCTAGTCAGCTGCTTCTCAGCACCGGAGAACAACTCGAATACTGTGCTGCCTGTGTCCGACGATGCGGTCACACTGAACTGGTCCCTCTCGTCACCTGACTTCAGTGTCTTAGTAGTGGAGAAGCTGACCTTGATCTGTCCGTTCTGTAGGTCACGTAGATACTGGTTGGTCTTCTCCTCAAGGAAGGGACACACCCTCTCAAACAGAAGCGTCTTGATGTCCTTACCGAAGGCGGTCTGCCAGAAGCGGTAGGTATCTTGACGCAGTTCTTCCTGTGCCAGCATGAGCATGAGCCCATCCAGTAACTTGCGCTCCATGGAGAGTTGCTCCTTGGCCTCAGTGGTGGGTAGCTTGAAGGGATTAACTGCTACCTCCAACAGGTGTACCTGCTCAATGAGGGCAGCTTCCTGTGCCTTCTCAGCCAGCCTGCTCTCTAGCACCAGCGCCTCGTTACAGATGCCGATGTCAGCGTTGAGGTTGTATAGCTTAGCTTCCTTCTCGCCCCTCTGTTTGACAAGGGTGTCTCGCATAGCTTGGTCAGCTACCAGCTCTGCGGCGTTGGCCTTGATCCTCTCGGGAGGTAAGGTCTGATCGCATGAGGTACATACATCAGGGCGGGCCGATCGCCTGTCGATGTCACCTGTAAGAGAGTCAATCTTGTAGGCAAGGGTGTTGTTCTCCAACGTGAGGGTATAGGCGTCCTTATTCTTGTCGTTCAGTACTGCTTGCACAGAAGGGCCACTAGGAAGGGCCTGCATCAGAGCCTTGAGTTCCGTAGCAATACCGGAGGAGGTCAGCTGGATCTTGTTGAGCTTGCTCCTTGCAGATGCTAGGGTTATCAGGTTGTCATTACCCCAGTCAGCTTGCTGTGTCTCCAGCTTGTGGGCGTGTTCGCTTGCCATAGTGGCTCGCTCAGATTGTGCCCGGTGCTCCACTCGGGATGTGTCTACTGTGACCTGCATCTCACGCACCTTGACCTTAGCATTCTCATGCCACTGCTCAAGGGAGGTGAGCGGGAGGATCTCTTCTATGACGGCACGTTGTTCGCTACCCGCCAACGCTAGAAAAGACCGCTCCCTCCCCTGCCCAAAGAAGTCTGATTGGATGAATGTTTTGTGGTCCCTCCCCAACAGCTTATCAATAAGCTCTTGGGTATCCTTCTCGTTCCTCTTGGTCAAGTCATGCCATGACTCAGTACCGCTACCCACCTCATAGTTGTCATAGGTAGTCTCAACCGCTAGCTTCAGGGAGTTAGGCTTGCGTGCCCGGTAGATCCGGTACGTCTTACCGTCGATCCCTTCGAAGTGGACGGTCACACCGCAGTGCTTAGCGTTCTTGATGCTGGTGTTGATGACAGCGTCGGCCTTGACACCATGAACCGTCTTACCATACAACCCCCATGAGATACAGTGGTTCGCCACGCTGGACTTACCAGCCATGTTCCCGTTGCTCTCATCGTTACTCCACCCCGTGACCAGAAGCAGCCCTCTATCCTTGAGGTCGAGGTCAATGGTCCCGATGGAGAAGACGTTGTGAGCTTGGAGGTGGAGTAGTTTCATTAGTTCACCGTTATCCTAGTCAGGTCCATAGCCAGCGCACGGAGTTCTTTATCCGACCAACCATCAATGAGGTCTTCTGTTAGAATTCTATAGATCTGTAGGTATGTACGCGCTACGCTATAGCCTGTCATTTACCACTCTCCCATGTACATACGATGTGTTACTTGTAACGGACGTAGGTCTTTATATTGCTCTCTGAACATTTCTAGAGCGTGTTCTAGAGAATGAGCAATCATCTCCGTCTTAAAGTGAGTGTTCTGTTCTATACTATTTATGTGCCAAACATAAAACAGTGACCATTTAGATGTCATTTCATTAGCTCCTTCCCGATCTTGCTGCACTCGGGCGACACATTCTTCTGCTTCTCGTACTCCTTGATAAGGTCGGGGATGTGGAGTCCGTCGCTACTCACAGGCTGCAACCGATCAACCTGCTCAAGCTTCACAACGAACTCCACTGATCTTGCACCAGCCCCCGTAATCCCTTTTCGTATCTCTTCCTGATACGCATGGTTATAATTCTCCACACGAACAAAATGATTCTTCAGATTGTCATTAAAGGAATAATCGCATGACCCTCTGCCCTCCATGTTCAATGTCACGAACCTCGGGGCGTCGATCTCATGGAACTCCTGCACGTCTGTGTCTGTGTCATACACGATGAAGCCCCGCTTGTCACCCGTGTCTGCCCAGTTCAATTGCAGCGGGGTACCCACCACCGTAGCCTTGTCCGTCACCTTCATGTGCGGGTGGTAGTGTCCGGAGAACACATGCTGCACACCCTCGGGGATCATGTCTGTGTTGAACGCCGAGCCCGGTACGAACCCCGACTTCATGGGCACACCATCGATCCCAGCGTGCATGAAGCAGACAGGGTTGCCTCCCTTCTTCACTGCGTCATCAAAGAACTCCTTGATCACATCCACATCCTCAGTGTAAGGCAGGAGGCTCAGCTTCCTAGGTAGGCCGTTGAAGCTGTTGTGTGCTGGCCCATCGATGACGTTGACACCTAGGCTCTCCAGCCAATGCAGGGAGTGTGTGCTCATGGATCTGACCGCTGTGTCGTGGTTGCCCACGATAACGTACGCATGACACGGCTTGTCGTGGTGCTGCATGATACGCCACCACCCCTCATGTGCTACCTTCAGCACGGCGGCATCGATCTTCCCATGTGTGTGAAACAGATCCCCACAGAACACAACCTCATCTACCGGGTTGTCATTGATATAGACACAGATCTGTTCAAATACCTTGGCCCCGTCAACCAGCCTAGAGTTCGTACCTATGAGATTCCATGAAGGGTAATCTACAAGGGTGGAGCCATAGTTATAGTTGTGGAGGTGTAGGTCTGAGAAGATCAGGATCTTCATATACTACTCCATTTACCCATGGTCCCCTCGTTGATGCACCAATCAACGAATTCTTGGTACGCTACGTAGAGCCCGCCGTGCTGCATTACGATGGAGGGCCAGTCAACTCTAGGAAACTCCTGATCGTCCAGCGTGTAAGACTGAGAGCCCTTCGTGTGTCGGACCCAGCCAGCCTTAATCCCTGCGTCCAATAGGTTCCCTTCTGTGTCGAAGCCGGAGGTGTTCAGCAGGTTGATCTCTTTGACCTCAGGGTATGACATGCACGAGCCCTTCAGCTTCTCTACCTTCAGCTTGATCTTCTGGCCGATGCGTCGTTTGTTATCCTTCGGCCCTTCAGTGAGCCAGCCTAGAGGTGCGAGGTTGATACGCACAGTGGAGAACAGCTTGATGGCGTGGCCACCTGCGGCCTCACTCTGCTTGGCGAACTGAAACTTGGGGATGGTACTGATGGCGTGGTTGATCATGATGAGATTGACGTTGGCCTTAGCGAGGTCCGCTGTGATCCTCCGCATCCCACCTCGGATAGCCCGTGCGTCCTGGCCTACCCGCTCTTCCTTGCCCATCTCATGCTTCTTCATGAACTCAGTGGCTGTCCCAGTCACTGAGTCAACAACGATCACGAAGGGTGTGCTGTCCTGAAAGTCCAGCCTACCTTCTAGTATGGCCTGGATCGTACGGAACGCTGCCTCGATGGAGTCAACGTCTGCTATCCCAAAGTCTACGTCCGGATCAATACCACACTGTCGTGCGCGGAACTCATCCCACGACTTCTCAGTGTCGATGAAGTATCCACCGCCACCCTGGCGTTGTGCTTGGGCTATGGCCTGATACGCAAGCGTCGTCTTGCCGCAGTGTTCGAAGCCGAACAACTCGACACACCGACCAGCAGGCCACCCTGGCTTGGCTATGTTGAAGTCTAGCTCGGGGATACCTGTGAGGATACCGAAGGGTATGTTGCTGCTGATGCTAATGTCCCCTGCTTTATGGATAGAAGTGAGGCCGTCTTCTTTGGTTGCCTTAGCGACCGCTTTGAAGATCGAGTCGAAGTTGCTGCTCATTTATGAAACCTTTCCCGGTTGAAGTTCCTGTACTGCCCACCAGTCATGCGCTCAGGGTGTGCCTCTAGCTTCATCTGTCTCCGGTGGTCGCGCCAACAGCTGAAGGCAACGGTCCCTGGAATACCAACGGCAAGACATACTGCCAGTATCTCTCCCCAGTAGGTACACACGAACTCTATCATACCATCAACCAATACTTGAAGAGGAAGAGCACGGAGGCCAACACTGTGACCCCCGCGCTTGCTCCTGTGATCAAGCCATATGTGAACCCGGCTCGATAGTCAGACATTAGCTACGATCCTCCGGCTCGTGTGTTTGTACCGCGTCCAGCAGTTCTTCAACTGTCTTGGCAGGGTATACTGAGTTCAGATCAGTAGGCTCACCGATCTCGTAGCCCTCAGCAGCTAGCTTCTCAAAGATGTTAGTACGAGTAGGCACCGGGAGGGCGCTATACTCAGTACCGAGCCGACCTTGACCCTTCCGCTCGATGCGGAAGTCGATGCCGGATTTGAGATCGGAGATGTTTCCCCAATCACCAGCCGGATCGTTGTCGTATTCCATCAGCTGCTTGAACACCTTGACACCTGACTTGATCACAACGATACCATCCTTCAAGCCCTTGCTCTCCGGACTGTTGTAGATGTATGCGTTGTACAGGTAGGCACGCTTGGCATAGAGATCCTTAGCAAGCAGGATGCTGGCCTCAGTCTTCTCTGCATACAGGCGCTCACCTTCCTCACAGACAGGGCACTCAGTACCGCTCAGAGCCTTGGGGCAGGTGAACGTCTGGAACTTACCATTCGGACGGAGCCCGTGTTCCTTGTACTCACGGAACCATGATGGTGCGTTCACATGAGGCGGAAGGATACGACAGTGAGTGACACCTGTCTTCAGGAACACAACCTTTCCCTTGCTGTCATCCCCAGAAGTCTTCTTGGCCTCAGCATACGCATCAGCCATGAAGTCCGGGTCAGCTTCTCCGAACCCAGAGGGTAGTACATTCTCGTCAATCATTTACTTCTCCTTTTTCATTGCTGCCGTGCTTGACAGCGTGGTCAATCCTACACCATCATTATATGTTTTCTCATCAGAGAATGCCAGTTTAATTGATGGGGCTGTTCATTACTCGGATCTCTTCCTTCTGCTTGTAGCAGAGGGCGATGCCGATAGAGGCCTTCTCACGTAGCGCCCGGTAGAATCCATCGAGCGTCTTGTGTTGAGCATCTGCTTTATAGTACGATGTCTTAGCTGCCGCTACTGCCGGTGACAGAACGATGCGCTGCTTGATAGCAGGCTCAGTGATCTTGTCGCCTGCGTCAGACGCAGCCTTACGGATGTTCAGATCCTCCTGTGCCTCAGCCCTGTCCGCAGCCAGCTTCTTGTTAGCTGTATAGGCTTGAGCTTCAGCTGCGATCTGTGCGTACTGTGCAATCTTATGAGGCAGGTGGCTGAGATCCTGATCCAGTGTCTCATCCGTGAGCCTCATGTCCGTGTCGAGGTCCAGCTTGAGGGTTGTGTCCTGCAGAAATACTTCGTACATTTACTTCTCCTCATTCCAAATGTATATCACGGTGTTATCAGGTAGTTCCCCGTCCGTCTTCAACGGTACCAGTTCAAACGTAGTGTCGTTTCCTATCTTTACGATCATATTAGTACTCTCCTGAATCTCTTCAGCGATATCCCTTGATACATACACCGCTGTAAACTCAGGCGTATAGGCCATAGCTCTGATGATGCCGCTCTTAGTAGCGCGCATGCGCCGTTCCCAACCCATACTGATCCCTGATGTTTCAATCATTGATTACTCCCTCAGTCAGCAGCTAGCTCTGCCTCTGTCCAGCTGTTACCTACGCCCACCTTCATGGTGAACTGGAACCCGCCGAACTGTTCGATGGGTCTACTTGCGAGCTTCTCTAGCGTGGGTACGAACCAATCGACATGCTCGTCCCTTACCTCCCATGCCCCGGAGTCATGCACCGTGAGGATGAGGAAGGCATCCTCCTCTGATAGCTCACCTGTCTTAACCTTCTCGATCAGGACGCCATCCATCTCGTTGAGGGTACGTACCGTGACCGAGTTGGCCGGGGACTGCACGCTGCCATTCACAGCCTGCCTCTCAGCGTTGGCCCTGGCCCACTTGTTGCCAGACACCAGCGTGCTACCCATGTGCTTGAACCTCCCGAAGGGGGTGATGAGTGTGCCACCCTTGGCTGATATCTCAGCCACGGTGTTCTCAAAGTACTTGGCTACGTCAGGGAACCGTGCATCCAGAGATGCATATCCGTCCATAACCATCTGATATGTAACAGGATGTTCCTTCCCGTTGCTATCCTCCCATGTCTCCTTCATCAGAGCGTCACCTTCCACCGCACCGTACACCCGGCTGAAGTTGACAGGCTTAGCGAGGTTGCGGTTGTGCTTGCTGACATCCTCATCCTTGATACCAAGGAAGGAAGCAGCCGTAGCTGTATGGATATCCCCACCGTCACGGAAGATCTTCAGCATGTTCTCATCCTTAGCTAGGATGGCTAGACACATCAACTCAATCTGGCTGAAGTCACCATAGATTATCTTGTACCCCGGCGCAGCGATGAACATGTCCCTCAGGTTCCCCTTGCCTGCGGCTATCCGCTTGTGGTCCAGCTTGGGGATCTGATGGAGGAAGGGGCAGGCCACACGGCCATTCACTGTACCGTGGATCATGACCCCTATCCTAGCTCGTCCGTCACCCTTGGTCAGCTTCTTAGCGTTCTTCATGTAGTTGCCGACCAGCTTAGACAGTGACCGGAACCTCATGATGTCTTCCACTAGCGGGAACTTAGGGGCCAGCTTCAAGAGTGTAGCCTTCTGTGTGCTCCAGCCCTTCGCCCGCTTCTTATCCTCAATGTCCTTGAAGAACCCTGCGTTGGTGATGGCCTTGGCCACATCAGCAGGGGTATCTGGGTTGAACTCGGGCCATGTCTGCCGCTTGATCTCGACCAGCAGCTTCTCCTTCTCGTCCGTGAACTCATCAGACAGGGCATCAATCACGTTGTGGTCAAGCCGTGTGCCATACCACTCAGCCTTGAACAGCGTGCGTATGAAGGGGTGTACCTCATCCACGTAGAGAGCCCAGAGGTGATCGATCTTCTTGAGCCGTGCGTAGTACCGACAGAACAAACGATACGTACACTCAGCAT